GGGGTTCTGGGCCTGCCACTTTCTTGCTTTGCGTCTGTTTCTTTCTTCCTGACCCGCCTTTCTTGCAGCACCCCTTGCAGCGTTAGCAGCGTCACGGTCCTCCTCTCGCTGCTCCGCCATGTCGATCTGTCGTTGGCGAGCCTCCTCTGCTCGCTCTCTAGCAGCTTGGTCGATTTCCTGCCACTTTTCAGGAGAGTAGTCTTGAAGATAGTCGCCAACGCTATCCACGGTAAGCGGACCTGCTGCCCCCAACCCCTCTGGTGGAAGGTCGCCGGCTGACGGCTGCCGCATAGAGGGTCCAGCCTGCTGCTGCGGGTCGCGTGGAGGAGGCTCCTTTTCAAGACCTTCAATCTCGCCTTCGATTACAACTTTTTCTGCATCAATCTTGACCTCGGAATCACGCAAGCTTTCATCTTCGCCGCTGTCTTCGCCGCTGTCCTTCGGAGGCAAATTACTAGGCCGCAACATAAAGTCACTTGGCGAAGCATGTATCGGCTTCTGCACCTTGTATGTTGCGTCATTTTCTTCAACGCCCGATTTGTCAGGACTGCTGCCTTCCTGATCGTCGTAATGGTCTGGCATGACGACTCCTATGGATGAGCATTGGTGATCGTAATAGGCTCTGCCGATGAAGTTCGGTACGCCTCAAGATCGAGCGACAACGGAATCTCACCTCTCCCGGCAGTGTTGGGGGTAATCCGAGTCTGCCGCAGTTCTGGCAGCGTGATGACCGTGCTGTAGGTTGAAGGAACCTCTGGGTTTTTTGAACCCAAGAACGACAAGACACCCTGACCCTTGAAGTCGTTGATGTAAAGGTTAGTGTGCGAACTCGACGTGTACGGAGTGCGCACCCGCAGCCTGATCGTTCGGCCATTCGTTTGGACACAGGTGACGCTCAAGAAGTTTCTTGTCTTGGGTGTCAGGTTGTTGTCGATCCGTAAGCTGAACGCATCAAAATAATACTCAGTCAGGCTCCCACCAGTGGGAGTCATTTCAAGCTTGCCGTCACCAAGAAGCCAGTAAAGCCTCGATTCAGATGGAAGGGATGGAGCAGAGCCGGGATAAGTGTCATCATGCTCCTCGTAGCCCATCACTTCAAGTGTCAGTCGCATCACCTGTTCCGCACCACCAATGCTTGCGGTTGATGTCAGGGTCGCTGAGTTGACACTACACCTTCGATAAGTGACCGTACCTTGGTCACGCTTTAGCATGATGTCAAATGGCCTCAGGTCGAATGTTTCGTCGGTCGTGAATGTTGTTCCGCTGGCACTATTTCCAAGTATCCTTGGCAGCCAGTTGGTCAGTTCGTATGGGCCAACCTCAAGCGAAAACTGACCTACAACGATCCTAGCTCCATGCCGGGTGTGATTGCCAATCTTGTCGATTGTTCCTGTCAGACCGTTACCGCCGAGAAGCGTATCCGTAAAACGGATGCTTTCACTCAGGATCTCGTACCGTTCTGAAGAAGCGCCGAAGTCCGCTGGATCGCAGTCCACAAGGTCGCTTTCCTCGACAAGCATCGAGGTGTAAACACCTTGGCTGCCACAAGTGTCAATGCACGTCATGCTCTGTCCTCCCTGAAGACTGTGCTGATTTCTATGATGTCAATGTCATACTTTCGACTGACGACATCATCCATGTCGTAGTCTCCAGTTGACGTGTAGCTGTAAAGTTCACCGGCAAGCCCAGTGGCTCGCCTGTCTTGGAACAAGTCACGAATCTTGTCCCTGATGAGTTCGTAGTCAGTTGCTCCAGAAGATTGACGGGTGCTGCTCCCAGATACAAAAACCACCAATGTCTTTCTGACAACATCCCTTACCCCGCTGAATGTTCTTCCCGGCTGTGACCCAAGAGGCTTGAGAAACACACCGCTCTTGACTGTTTCTGTGAATCGCTTTCCCGTGACTCCCGGTATCTTCTTCAGCAGTTCAGGTCGTCGCACACCTACACCACTCGGCCAGTTGTCTCGAATCAACTGGGCGTGTGCGGTAGATACCGACCAATCTGTGTGCTGAATACCTGTCATTCTAGCTCTCTGAAACGTAGATCGTCTTCTCTAGGTGATCCACCTGAACCGACCCGTAGTTTGATCTTGCCTCGTAAGGAGCGTCTTGCTCCATCGCATATCGAAGCTGCTCGTCTGCTTCTGCCATAAGTGTCCTGTATTCCCGAATATCACCCCTGCCGATCCTTGCCATCTGAGCCTCTGCGTAGCTTTTGACAGCAAGCATCAGTCGCGGTGGAACATCCAGTGTATCTGTAATCACTATCTTTCCGTCACTCATGGACGGAATGCCAGAGACTGCGAACTGAGTCGTGCTGGTCTGTTCGGTAATAAATCCTTCAAATACAACTGGAACCTCGGAATTGATGCCGAATCCATACTCTGACTCAGGTGAGTTTGTTGTCGTGGCAGCGACTCTCACGAGGCTTCCTACCAAGCTGATGCCCACCGGGATCGGAGTAGTCAGGGTCACTGTGTTACCTGACGTGGAAACCCCTTCAGCGAACTCCAGAATGAACGGCATCCGCGCGTGTCTCATGTATGCCACATCAAGCTCCACGGCTGTCTTTGCGGCTGGAGACACTCGCATTTCTGTCTTGTGCTTGCCGCCGACAAGGGCCGTCCTGAAACATACGATACTAGGATCACTTCCCTTGTAGATTCTTGGGCGATCATACTCTCGGAATGTCTTTACGTTCACAGGTTGCAAGCACTTGTCGTCGTTCTGGAACCAGACATCATAAACTTTCCTTACATCTGCTGGCAAAAATACCCTGTCGTGCCTTAGAGCAAAGTCTGTTGGTGTCTCTGCCTGACCATTCCAGTCTTCAAGCGTTATCTGTGTATCGCTGTCTCTGCTCTTAACTCGGTACGCACGGTCATCGCTGATGTAAAAGCTGCACTTGTCAGCGTGGCTGGGCCATGCTGGAGTGGTCCTCGTAACGACACCATCGCTGCTTATGGTAACCGAACCCTGCTTGTCCTCTGCGTTCAGGTGAACCGTAGTCTCCTCATCAAATATATTCCATTGGTGGCGAGTGAGAGCCTGCTCATATCCCCACATTGCTGATCTCTTTGCCCTGCGAACATCCATCTCGTTGTTGCTGAGATCGAACACATCCATCACATGAGACACCAATCCTTGTAGAGTCAGGACTCGGCTAGTGTCTTGGGTGATCGCAGGTGCTGCTGGGCTACTGCTCGTTGTTCCATTTACGGTAGTCATATTAGCTCACAGTGAATGCGGTTGGATTGCTGAAATTAACACCACTTCGTTGACACCACAGGTAGTAGCTTCCGGCGTCAAGCTGAAAAGTGACCTGTCCTGCGTTGTCGGTGACTAAGGTTCCGGCCACCACATTGGAGCCTGCTGCATCGGTCGTCACCCAAACATCGACTGCTGGTGCAGGGCTGCTGTCAATGTTGACTGTGATCGTGTGAGATATTGCACCCGACCCAATGGGCTGACCACCACCCGTGACTGCGTTAGCGTCAACTTGATTGGCGATTGTAAAAGTCAAGCTGTCAGTCTTGCTTTTGATTGCCGTGATAGATGCGTTGTCGGGATTGACTGTCGCAAAGCCAGTTGCCTTGAAAGCGTCCTCGTTTGCGCCACTGGTAAACTCTTGGTATATCTCGGATGCCGTAGGAGGTGCTGTGGAAAGAGAGTAACCAGACTTGTCATTGTTTGTGCTGACAATAACCGTGTCCGTAGAGGCGTCAAAATCGTTCAGAGCAGCTATGCTTGCTGCCGTTGCTAACGATGACACATCAGCTTGGCTTGCTGTCCTACTGGCTGCGTCTGTTGTTACTGTCTGGGTGGCTGGATCGAAGTCATTAAGCGCGGAAATGGAAGCAGGAATGTCAGTGCCAGTGTCAACGAGGACGGCATCCACAACCGCATCAATAGCCGAAAGCTGTGTATCGAGGTTGGCTGAAGCAAGTCCAACAGCAGCCCTTACATCGGCTTGCGTTAAACCACCACCGCCACCACTCGGAGCGTTCTCCAGTGCGTTAGTTGTGTACTGATATACTGACCCATCCTGAACTAGCGCAGTGTCTATCTTGTCCGTGACAGATTTTATCGCTGTGACATCTGCTGCGTTGGATGTTGTCACTGCATTTGTGACCGAACCAACAGTCGTCACATTTGCGACTACATCTGAAGCGGGGTCAAAGTCATTAAGCGAAGAAATGCTTGCTGCTGTCGCAAGCGAGGACACATCCGCTTGGCTCGCCGTCCTGCTTGCCGCATCTGTTGTTACTGTCTGGGTGGCTGGATCAAAGTCATTTAGGCCAGAGATGCTTGCTGCTGTTGCCAAGGAAGTAAGCGAACCGCTGTCTGGAAGATTGTCAGTGACTGCTTTGATCCCGTCCACAACTGTATCTACTGTACTGAGCGCGGAGGCCGTTGCGATGGAGGTCAATGCTCCACTATCAGGAAGGTTGTCTGTCACCGCTTTGATTGCTGTGACATCCGATGCGTTGGATGTTGTCACTGCGCTTGTTACGCTTCCGACTGCCGTGACATTGGCTACCGTGTCTGCTGCTGGATCAAAGTCATTGAGCGCTGAAATTGCACTCGATATTGATGTCTGGCTTGCTGCTGTAGCGTCACCAATCGTGGCTGGCAAGGGCGAAAACTCAATGCTTGCCCCAAGAACCTGCTGGTTGTAGCCCATCCCCTGATTGTCGCGAACAATGATCGTCCAGTCGCCGTGCAGCACTTCCAGTCCAAGGCTCGTTATATCAATCTCTGCTGATGATATTTCGTTACTGATGTGGTAGCGGTTGTCCGACCCGAAGTACGTCTTCAGGTTGATTTCTGCGGGCGCAGTGGATGTGTTTACGGGAGTGGGTGGCTGTAGTGCTATCTCTCTGTGAGTGTTTGCATCAGGTGTGTTGTCAACTGTGCTGCTATAGCGAAGATGAATGTGAATCTTCTTTGCGGAAATAATCAGTGGCGAGACCGTGGCAACAGACGACACCGAGTTGGCTGTTGCGGCAGTTGATGGAAACTCAAAAAGCCTTCTTACGGCCAATGCCGAAACATCTGCCTTGAAGTCAGCCTGAACAACTGGGAACGCTTGAGCGAAGCTGTTGACTGCATTTGTTAGCACCATCACGGCAGACAAGTGATCTGCATTTGTTTCAGCTTGCGTGAGATCCAGAACCCAGACGCCGTTGCCCAAGTGCGATGCAGTGTTGCTGCTCGTAGCCTGCGCTGCTCCATCTTTGGAAAGATAAACAGTTGGCGTTCCGGTAGTCACCGCTGCTCCATCCGCAGTTGCTATAGCGATAAAACTAATGTGCTGTCCTGTCGCATTCTTAATCATTGATTGAATCCTGTGACGCCATTGATGTTGCTGATGTAATACGCCTTGAAAGATGCTCCACCAGATACTTCTGCTATCACCGATGCAGATGAAACTGTGATTGAGTTCATCATCATGTCTGACAAATGAAACTCCCAAGTTCCATCAAAACTTGAAGGATAGTTGCTGCTCGACACTACCAGTGTTTCTGTTCTTGATCCGCTTCCAAACGGCAGGCTCCCACTGTTGAAAATGTAATGGCTTCCCCCGTCCGGGTCTGTCACATAGCACTCAATACCTTGCCAACTGCTACTTGAAAACGTAACGCTCAACGTGATCTTTGTAATGTTTGAGGAAACAGCATCGAGGTTGGAAACTGAAACATCTTGCTGAACCGAGTAACCGGATTGCGACGTGCTGTTCGTGTAAGTATAGGTTGGCATGGGCTATCAGCCGCTCCCTAGTTCCTTCTTGAACTCATCGAGCTTGCGACCAGCTTGCTTTGCAAGTTCCGCCCACAGCGCAACTCGATCCGACTCGCAGTCACGCAGCTTTTCTGATGTGTCTTTGTGAAACTGCGACTGTTGCTTGTATAGAAAGCCCACGGCACTGCCGAGGACTCCACAGGCGGTTAGCAGCATCCCAACTGTTGTTGGATCGACTGTTGCAAGGATCATCGGTTTCTCCATCGGGCGAAAATTCCTCGACGAACACGCTGGCTGCCAGCCTTAGCTACAGAACGAACAGGCTGGTTTGCTTTCACCTGCTTGGCTTTGTCGCACACGCCATTGACGCACTTGCCGACTGCGGATCGCACTGGCTTGTTGGCTTCGGCAAGATGAGCCTCTGCTGCCTCTGTCGCAGTCATGATGATCGGCTCTGAGACTTTCTTGTAGTGAGTCGCATACTCATCTGCTGTCGCACCATCGGACAACTGGTTCACGAACGCCGCTACCACGGCGAAGATCACCAAGCCTGCCAGCAGATACAGGCTGCCGTCAATCAATTTTGAAACCTTCATCTTAGTTTTCCTTCACCGCTTTAACGGAACGAACTGCTACCGACTCGAATGGTTTTGCCTTGGAGTTCCAGACTTCACCGTAACCTTTGTTTCCCCACTTTTCGCCCCAGCTATTGACGAAGCCAAGGCCATACTCGATGTTTCTTCCGCTGCCTCGGTAGAGTCCTTGCAGGCCAGCGACTAGATGCCTCCACCAAGAGAATGCTAGTGTGCAGGGCGATGGATCAATCGGATCAATGAGGGCGGACATGACAGCATCGAAGCTGTTTCTCGGCATCTCCTCAAAAGTCACAAGCTTGTGCTTCTTGCAGCTTGCAATCACCTTTGGGTCTTTCTCTAGCGAACGGTTCATGCTGTACTCAGGCCAGAACTCGTACTCAGGAATCCCGTATTGTTCAATAAACCGGGTTGCCTCGACCCCGAACCCGCCTTGGTTCCGATACCGTTTCCCCATTGCTGCGGCTGCGTGAGGGTTCAAATTTGGAACTGGATCAATTCCCTGCGCTGCGTACCGATTCAACATACAGTTGGCTGTTCCCCACATCCAGCAGTACCCGTATCTCCCTTGGCTCCGCACGGGAATGCTGTTCCCCTTGTGGATGTCCATTGGGCTTGTGCGGTTCTTTTTCTGTAGCTCAATCAACTCCACCCAGTCTTTTCGTGGGTAGATCGTACCGCTGTACTCTTGGTGTGACGAGAACTGCGGGTGCAAGTCCCAGTCTCTGGACTCGTACCCACACACCCCATCGGTATTTGCGTCCCAACTGATGTCACTCATAGCCTGCTCCTAATCTCGGAGATGGCATCGTCGATACTGCTTGGCATGGGAATACAATCAAGCCGCCCAGACTTAGAACGGAACACCACTGATGGTGCTTGCCCGTATCCAATCTCGGCCATTTCTTGCAGCCACTTCTCTGCACCGGATGTGTCCTGCCCGACTTCAAGCCGCCGCTTCTCGATTCCATTCTCGTCACAGAAGTCATCCACCTTCATGCTGATGCTCGTCTGGCCCTGATCCGCAGTCATGTTCTCGTCCGTGACAAACAACACCTGTGCAGACCTCTCGGAAGGGACAACAACCGATGGAACAAACTTTTTCCAATAGCTGGTGTCGTAAACAACCCACGCAAGCGCAAGAGCAAGCAGCAAATTCACACTTGCTTTCTTGATTGGCTTCTGCTTTCCTTGGGCAGGCGCAGGGGTGTCTTTGAGGATGTCGATCACTTGTCGCTCCTGACTTTGATTTCAATGGAGCGAATCCTCTCATCCAAGTTATTGAGCGTTTCAACCAGCTTTTCTGCATCAACTTTCTCCTCGATTGTCTTTGCGGCAGAGTCCACTCTTGGCATCTTTGCACGAAGGTAATCGACTGCCTTCTCTGCATAAGGCTGAAGACCACAGTAAAGAGTGATGGCGACAAGCCCGCACATCTGCACGGCGCTCACTGCGGCAGTGAGAACGAGAGTCAACAATGTGACACTCTGGAACCCATCTTCTTCGCTCTGAAAAAACCAATCGAATACTCCATATGACCAGCACTTGTATCCCAGAAAGATAACGAAGCACCCAACGAGGAACTGCCATGTTTTATTTTCCTTCAGCGACATAACCCGGCTCCCCTTTCATTGGAGTTTTGTGAACTGCTTTGTTTGTGAATAGCTCCTCCTCAAGCCACTTGTCGATCAACTTCTCGACGAACTTCATCGCCACTGCAAGCAGCAGCCCTCCAATCACCGAATTAAACTTTCCGCCCTGTGCCAAGGTTTCCCTTGTCTCGCCTGTCGCAATGCGCCGAATCTCTGGTTTGCTCAGCGCGGGATTCAAAAATCTTTTGCAGGTATGAAGGTATGCGAGACGAGCCGTAGCCCGTACATCATTCCTTCGCTCCTCGCTCATCATGTATTTCTTCATCCCTGATCTCCTCGCCGCTAACCTAGCAGCCGTCTTTCAAATCACGATCTTGCTCGCTTTCCAGCCTTCTTGGCTGCCGGCGTATTCGACACAAACTGCTTGCCCCTCTTGGACCCCTTTCGCTTCTTTTCGTTGGTTGCTCTCTTTTCCGCTGGACTCAATGACTTCCAAGCTGAGTCGGGAAGGTATCTGACTGTACCCCCTTTGCGCCTCGCTCTCTTTCCGTCACTCGTTCGCCACTTTTCGGAAGTCCATTTTTCGAGACTTCGCTGTGATTCAAGCTTTGCCATCAGTCCATGTATCCTCCGCCTGCTTTCTTGTAGGCAAGTGCAAGCATTTGAGCCTTCCGTGCTGACCACTGGCCGGGCTTTCCGCCTTTGTTTCCGGCCTTGATCTTATTGAACATACGTTTTCTCATGGCTGGCTTTGTGTAATTGCCAGCCTCATTGACTTTTGATTCGCCCTTCTTTGACGATGGCTTCGCTTTTCGCTTGTATGCGCCCTTATCTTGGCTTGGCATTTTCAGTCCTTCTTTTTCGCTCCATGCTTGTCGACGATCTTGTTCCTAAGATCCTTGCGCGCATTATCGCTCTTGCGACACTTTTCGTCGAGCTTTGGATCTTTCATTCTGTTTTCCATCTCGATGCGATCAATAATGTCCTTTGCCAGACGCACTTTTTTCCGTGGACCACGGTAAGCATTGACCTTTACCATTCCGTCAATGTCCATTTCCTTTGCTACGGCTGCGTTCTTTACATCCGTTGTGTCGGAAACCCAAGCCATAGGATCTGTGTATCCCCCAAGCTGCCCATTGTAGGTTTTTCCATGGGTGCTGATCCCTGCCTTCTTTGCCAGACTGGCTATGTCCTCCCTTTGCTTCTCGTCCAGACTGTTCATCCTTTCGTTTTCTCGCTTGGAGAAGTCCTTTCCTGTGTTCCACGATCCGGGCGCCTTCATGGAAGCAAGCATAGCTGCCATGTTTGGACTTTCGCCTTGACTGACGAGGTGATCGTAGATGTGCCGGATTCCTTCCGCATCCATCTCAGCTTCGATGCTGGCGATCCTGTGCGGAGGCAATGTCATTGCTGTTCCCCTTGTGGTTGCTGCGGTTCAGGAGGGGCGTTCATCTGGATCAGCATTTGCTGCTCCTCTGGCCCCAGAAGGAAGTGGTCAATCTCAATATCCATGGCTCGCCCAAGGGCCTCCATGTATGCGTTGTACGGTCGCGTGATGCCTGACATCATTGCTTGCTGTATGACAGGAAGTATGTACTGCCCAATGTCAGTGAGCTGGCTGATCTGGGTGTCCTTGTTCGGCTTTCTCGCTGTTCCTGCCTCGACTCGATAGCGGAAGTCTCGTGTGATCCTCGACACTTCGTCCGTAAGTATTTGTTCGACGAACACCTGAGCTGCTGTCTGCCCGATAATAGGCACCAAGTCCTCGAACTCAGCCGTGTAGCGGATTGCTTGGATCTCTCTTGTCGCTGTTAGGCTCAACCAGTCTTCTACCCTCGATGCCATGTCGTCTGGCCTGACATTGATGTTTTGCTGGCGGTACTGTGCCTCAGCCGCTGATCGCATCTGCCGGCCTGACATTCCGTACATCAGTTCCGTTAGGCCGAGCCTTTTGTCGATGGCAGCATTGACCTGAGCAACCATGTTCCAGATGTCGATACTGAAGTTTGGTGCTTGAAGGAAGCTGACCATCTCGTTGATGTTTCTTCCGCTGATTCTTTCCAGCTCAATAATCGAAAATGGACCGTTACCGCTGGTAAGCTGCGACCTGATATTCTCTCCTGCCTCTTTGAGAACGCCGCAGTACAACTTCGAGCCAACTGCCACCTTGTCTGCAATGAAGCTCATGCACCAGTTGATGAACTTCAGTTCTCCGAGCGCTGGCTTGACCATCGAGATAGGCCACACTTCCTGAGGCTTGTTGTAGAAACTCAGTCGGCATATCGGCCATCCGCCGTCACTCATGTAGTCGTCCCAGTAAGGAACTTCCCATGAGGTTCTTTCAAGGATTAACTCCATGTCTTGCGACTCAAGAACATTCGGTGCAAGGTTCAGCGGGTAAGGGCATTGCTCGCAAATCGCCAAGTAAACAAAATCCCCAAGGACATCGAGACCCTTCACTCGCCTGTCCTTCTCGTTCATCTTGATGTTCTGCCCTGCACCGTTCTTGCTGTAGACCTCCCAGTATTCAACAAGATCATGCGTTGCCCCTGCATAGCTGCCGTCACCGTTGCGCTTCCGGCCTCTGGAGTTTTCGACCGTGCTCATTCGCGCATACTTGCCTTTGAGACTTCCCTTCGGGAGATTGAACTTCTCCTCGACAATGTTCGCAGGCTCGCATGTCTTGAGTGCGATCCATGTGCAGTCTCTCCAGTATGTGGCATCTGGGTCCACAAGAAGGTCTTTGTTTGATCGGTATCGACTGCGAGCAATTTTTGGCCCACCTCCCGGTGGCTGCTCAACCTTGATTTCCAGTAACCCTAGCCCGGTAATAATTGCCTCTGTGATTGCCAGCCTCGCCTCGTCCTGCTTGCTTTGCTCTTGCTGAACGTAGTTTGAAATAGCCTCAAGAATATGGGCGTGATCTTTGTCTATCTGAGAAGCCTTCTCCTCGCTGTTCACGACCTGCTGATACTGCTGAACAAGCTGCTGGTACGACTGGATGATAAACGGATCTTGCACAATTCCCTGAGCAATAGCCTGATCCATCGCAAGTATCTGCTGAGCCTCAATGTTCCCAGCGTAGAATGTTTCGATAGAAATCTCAGGGTTCTCTCTCGGGGTCACTGCAATGATGGGATTCTGGTGATACAAAACAGGCCCAAAGATCGAAACCGCCTCGAAGATCCTGTTCACGCTCATTTCAAATTGAGGCAACTGAACGTCTGGCGCTAGGAAACCATCATGCCCCGAGTCAGACTTTTTCTTGGAGGCTTTGTACTGGCTCCACATATGATTCACTGGCCCATCGAAGTATTGCATCGCTTCGTCAGCATACACATCGAACTTTCTTTTTCGTTCTTTGCGTGCTGCTTCAAAGACCCGCTTCCATCGGTCAACAATGGGCTGAAGTGGGTAGCTGTTCGGCTTCTGTGGGCTGTACTCATCCATGACTGTTCTCTAGCCTTCAAGTTTATTGAGTCGACGTTCTAGCTCATCGAGCCGATCCTGAATTTTAATCTGGTCGCTGGTGAACTCCCAAATGCCACCGATCTCATTTTTGATCTCCGGGTTGTCCACTAGCCTAGGGTCATCCCTGTGGTAGCACTCGTCCAGCCCCTGATTTCTGTAGGAGATTCCAATGGCGCTCTCTCCGACTGTTGCCACAAATCCGAGGTCGGCGTTTCTCTTGGAGATAGTTCCTCTTGGATAGAAGATAACTGGCTGGCCCCGGCACACCGATGGCATCTTCCACGGCTTATTTTCTGGCTCTGGATCTGGCTCTGGGGCACGCCCAATGGGCGCATCCTCAAGAACCTCCTCTGCTGGTTCAACTGGTTTTTCTGCTGCCGGCGCGCGGCGAGTTGCTGGTCGTTTCTTAGCCATCGTATGATCCTGTAGGGCCGAGGATGATTGTCTGGGTTATCCCAAACGGATTCATGGCCTCCCGCCGTTGACGCTTTCGCTCATGGAAAGCCCGCACGCGCCTCTGCCCGTCCGTGAGTTTTCTTCTTACGCCTTTCGGCTTGATGTACTGCTTGTGTGTGTCTTGCAGATATGCAGCAAGATACTCTAAGCACTCGATTGCGTGCGTGTTTGCGCGCCTGTTTCCTGTGTCAGTCACAACGCCGTTCGCTCGCTTCTTGCGAAAGCGCTTCATTTCCCGGTCAAGATTCGGGCACGCATCGAAATCCACAAGTATTCTTGGCGCGCCGGTTCCATCAATCGAGAGCATACTTCTGAGGATCTCCTCTCTGTATGCGATCACGCTGCAACCCGGGATGAACCTGTGCTTTGTTTCAACGCACTCTACATTGAGCGACTTCATCTCTCGCTCGTAAGCTTCGCGAGGTGCGATCCCTGTGTCGATAGAAGTCAGGTTTCCCCCGTGAGCATCAATGATGAAAGTCTGGAACCAGACTGACGTACTTACCTTGTCCAGTGCTTGCGCGATCAGGCGCGAGGTACACTGCCTGATGTAGACCTCTCCGTAGACAAGATGGAACTTTTCCGATGGAGGCGTTGCGATCAAGACCGCTGCCCCGGTGTCGTGCCCGGGGTCAACCGCCAGTCTTCGGCACCAGTGAATAGGAACCTTTCCGGCCTTGACGAACTCAGCCACCTCAGTGAGCTGTTCGGTGTATTTGTGGACCTCGTGAACACCCCTGTTCCAGTTTGGATACATGAGAACTGTATCCGTCATCATCTCACCGAGCGCGCGCTTTCGATACACGTCATCGCCCATTGACTTCCAGCCAGCGATTGCTGCCTTCTTCGCGGCTTCAGGAAGATATGGGTTGCTCTCCATGGTGATGCGGAAGACCTTGGTTGTTGGCTCTGGGCCGCCTCGCTCGTGCTCGTCTTGCTGAGCCTCGCCTCGCTCGACGAACCTCTGCATCGCATCGTTTTCCATGTGAGGCAGCGCAGACCATATCAGTCGCCCGGACCTGTCAATCAAGCGACCCGCAGCTTCCTCGTACCATGACGGATCAAGGATGTCCTCATCAATTGCGAGCAGGTTTGCTTGAAAGCCTTGCTCTGGCTTTGCTCGACTGGAGAATGCTTTGATCTCCCACCCGTTTTTTAGGTGTACATTGGAGAAGATGTTTTTTGCCCTGTCCTGCCAAACAAACTTTTCTATCATTCGAGGAGGTATCAATGGCGGCGCTGGCTTGGCTTCGGACTTTCTTTTCAGGTCTTGCGGAACCCATGGGCGATACACGCGCCACTGCTCCGTTTCTTGGTCCCGAATGATCTTGAATGCGCCGGCCTTGAACAGGTAGTTATGGATAACATTTCCGATGTGCCAAGCCTTGAAGCCGACGATTGCGCAGATGCCGTCTTTGAGAGGGTACTTGCCGTGCGGGTCTTTGCCCTGAACGGCTCTGGCTATCTCTACGAAAGCAGCCAATGACTTTCCGCCTCTGTTTCCTCCCATCAGCATTGCTTCAGGGGCATTGCATCTGTGGAACTCGTCCTGCGTTGGCTGTGGAACATAAAGGTTCAGCGCAGAGATCCGCCTTCTTGCGATCTCGTTTGCAATCTTGAGCGCTTTCTTTTTTGCGTAGCTGCTCATCTCTGGAGGATTATTCGACTGGCTCATCTTCCACCTCCTTTATGTCAATCACTTCCCCTTCCAGAGTTGGCACTGCCGTGGATGGAAGCTTGTTGCTTTCTTGGTACTCGACCAAGTGCTGCCTCATGACATTGAGCAGGTCCCTCTCCTCCATCATTTCAAGCTGCCGCTCTGCCAGCCCCAGTGACGTGACCTTTCCTGCAAGTTGCATCATCATGTCGTGGATCTTGACGCGCTTCTGGCTTCCCGGCTCGCACGCGAGATAAGTCGCAAACAGATTCTTGGCCCATCCGTTGACGCCCCCAAAAGGACGGAGCATTGCTTCAAAGACTTCATTGATATGCGGATCAAAGCTTCCGCCTGACCCGAGAGTAGCGAGAGTCTCCAATCCTTCCTGCTCCAGCTCGGCAAGCTTTGCGTCGAGCCGATCCTGCTTCCGTTGTTCGTTGATTTTTGATCGACACTCTTTGCATGTGTCCCGGTGTCCATCCTCCTTGGATTCATCTTTATGGAACTCTGTCAGCTCTTTTCTTGCGCCACAGTTAGTGCAGAACTTCACCCCGACAGCTTTCTCGACTGCCTTGATCGGATCTTCCTCTGGCTGCCTTCTACTGACCATTTTGTTCCTGCATAAAAAAAGCGGACGAACCATGATGGCGGCTCGTCCGCTTGCTGCATTCCTAACCGCTCAGTCGATTAGCCAACCCATTCAGGGTTCAGCTCGACTTCAACGAGCGCGTCATCAACTTGGTTGTCTTTGACGACAGTTCCAAGGATAAGGCCGTGATCGGTACCAAGAGCAGCTTCAGCCAAACGGCCAGAAGCGCCTGCCTTGATAACATCACCACCATCAAGGTCTTCTGCGGTTGCAGGCTGCTTGACCTTGGTTGGGCCTTTGACTATTCCGTAGAACAGGTCGTCGTCTGCAACTGTGCTGCTGCCCAAGGCTGGGTCAACAACAACGCAACAACGGTCGCCGGCGCTCGACTTTGCAGCAGCATCGCCAAGACCAGCGTGACCACCAGAAAGACTGACAGTTGCGATCTCGCCTGCTGCCAAAGTTCCGCCGGTGGTGTTGCGCATGACGCGCGCCGTAACCCGTCGACCGATGACGCGATTGCTCATATTCAGAGCCTTCGCAACTTCTTCGGTGACAGGGAACGTGTACTCTCGACCGACCATCGCGCTGTTGATAAGCACGTTGTCGTCGTTTTTGCCGGTGATACTCTCACCCAGCCCAAAGCTTGCAACTGAATCTTGCATGTTGAAATTCCTTTAAGAAGGAGGGTGAAAATTATCAGGAGGTGTGTTCGCTGTTAGGCTTCCACACGACGAAGTTGCGAGGCGACTTGTACTTGATGTTGGACAAGGTGCTGACAACAGCATTCATTGACTGAGTGTTGATGTCATACTGAGGGCCACCTTCGTCCTCGAACAAGTTAGCAGTCAGAGCAAGAAGCTCCATGCACGCAAGGTTGATGCCGAAAGCATATCCCGAAGGAATTGCGTTCTCGCTCGAAATCTCGATACCATCGAATTTGAACACTGAACGGAAGCCAAGGCTGACCAACGAATCAGGAGCGTTCTTAACTTCGATGGTTTGACGACCATCATTGAAGTTCTTGAGGTCGATCAACAAGCTTCGGTCAACGAACACGTTTGTGATCTGACCGTCGATTGTCGAGTTACGAGTTGCGTGAGTGATTCCGTAGCGGATTGCTTTCTCAAGCTTTTCGCCATTGGTGGAACCAGTGAACGCAGTCGAGTCGCGCTGGACAATCAGTGGACTCCAGAAGTCGAACTGAGAATCTTGCGTTCCTTCAGGCCATGGAAGACTTGAATCGTGCTGTGAGCCACCGTAGTTGCCCAAGACACAAGACAGGTTTGCATAGCTGTCAGAAGGAGCGAACACTTTGTCGGCAGTGTTGTGCGAGCGAGCACCACTTCCGTCATTGTTGAGGGTCTGGCCGTTCGTGCGCGAAAGCGTCTTGAAGCCGTGCCAGAAGCGCTCGTTCTCTGGGTCGTTGCCGTCCACATAGAACTGAGGTCCAAGCTCGTGAATCAAAGACTCTTTCAGTCGCTCAGCAAAGCCATCAAGGACTTTGATGATCGCTGCTTCGCCTTTGTTCTTTTCCATCTCACGGCGCTTGATGCTATCCGTGACTTCATAGCCGCGATAATCAATCGCAGCGTGCTTGAAGTTGGCGCTTGGAGTGAAGCTTCGGGAGTTTTCACCCGTTGCTCCGACAGCTTTGTGCATCTTGTATCGCACAGGCCACTGGATACCTTCACCACCATGATTGGTGCTGATTCGGCCACCGGCCTCCATCAGAGCCATGATCTGGTAGTTTTTCTTCGCGGTGTCCTCAACTTCGCGAAGAAGTTTTGGCATCGTAGTATGCAAGGAACGTGCCCATGCAAACCGATCAAAATTCTGAAATCCACTGTTTGGCATGACTCGCCTCCCTACGTTGTGGAGCTGTTAAAAAAACTCACTCGCCTGCTTTCATAGCAGCTAGTGTTTCCTCACCAAAGGACATTTGATTGCGGCCTGCGTTGCCGCTCGCTGGTTCCGTGCTGACACCGTTGAACGATGCCTGCCGGCCCCTCGCTGTGTTTGTTCGACCCCTCATCGCTGCCCGCTGCTGCTGAGCCATGGATGCTGAGCTTTGCGGTGCGCCCGAGTCAGTTCCCTGAACCGACTGAGCACCGGAGCCGAGTCCCATAGCCATTGATGCGTATCGGATCTGGCTCGAAACAGAGGAGACTCCATCCTGAGCGACATTATTCATGTGCCCAAGAAACTGATGCCCCTGATCGGTGTAAACAAATTCACCTGTTCGCGGGTCAGTTACGAACTCTCCGGTTGCTGGATCTTTGACGTACAGCCAATTCGCGTTGTTGCTAACAAACGCATCGACAACTTGGTTCTCTTGCGCCTGATGCTGCTTCTGCTGGTAGTTCGACTCAAATCGTTCAGCGATCATTGCATCAACACGCTGGTCAATGGCTTTTGCAAAAGCTCGCGGATCTTGCAGCACCTGTTGCCATTTCTTCAGGTTGCGGTCGATTCCAAGGATTTTTTCGCGTGTCTCGTCGTCTGCTTCATCCGAGATGTAGCGGTTGCCCTCGTGATCTGTTTCGATCCATTGATTGGCAAATGAAGGGTCTTCCCATCCATCGACAATCTCTGAAAGAGGGTCGCTTGGCTTTGGCTGCTCGGGAGCCTGAGCTGCCGGCTGCGCATATTGCTGGCGTGAATTTAGCTGATCTTGATAGAATCTGATCTGGTCAGCGTACTGTTGGATCTGACTGTCGCGCTGGCGATTGCTTTCAACAAGCGCACTTACCGCATTATCAACATTGTCAAATGTCTGGAAACCAGCTTCTTGCAGAGTGTTCTGCCATCCTGCTTCGGCTCCGGCGGCCTCCATGCCACCGTCACCGCTTTGCAGAGATGGAGACGGGGAATTTCCAGCCTCTGCATTTGTTTCTTCAACTTCTTCCTGAGCTTCCAGCTCGTCGCTCGCACTTTCGAGAGCTTCTTGCTCGTCTGCGCTCAGGTCGTCGTCTGGCATTGGTTCCACTCACGTTTGTGAAATATCAAGTCAATGCCATGAATCTCTTATGCGTGAAGAACCATAGCAAGCAGGTTATCGGGTATCGGCCAGACTTGAACTAAATTACACGACATCGGGGATTGATTTTTTGATGACACAAGAAAGCCACTCGCAATCGAAAGCCCTCATGCCTCTCACTGACCTGAGGGCTGAGCTGAGGAAGCGAGGGATCATTGACGTACCCAGATCGACCGTTCGGAACTGGTATTTATTTGGAGTTTCCACGGGTAAGGGTAGAATCAAGCTGAAGACTCGGAAGGTGGGCAACAGAAGAATGTCCTCTGTTGAATGGACGCTCAACTTTTTGGATGAGCAAGATTCCACCTGATTCATACCATGGAGGCTGGAGTGAGAGTTCTTGTTATTCCCGACTGCCACTGCCCCGCTATGCACCCCCGGTTTCCTGACTGGCTGGCTGACATTCACTCCCAATGGCAGTGCGAGCGAGTCGTTCACATCGGTGATCTCGTCGACAACCTTGCCCTGAACTTCCACAAGAAGAATCCCAGTCTTAAAAACCCGGTCGTCGAGAAAGAGAAAGCGCAGAAGCAGATTGACCGACTCACAAAGCTTTTCCCAAAAGCAGACTGGCTTCTCGGGAACCATGACATCCTTCCTTGGAGATGGGCTGACGAAGTGGGCATACCACATGACTACCTCCGAAAGCCGAACCAGATATGGAAAGTTCCTTGGAAATGCCATCCAAGATACACCGACCTGAAAATCGAAGGGGTCATCTACCGTCATGGAGACAAGGGCCGTGGCGGAAGAATGGCCGCACTGAGCAATGCCAATGCAGAGCACTGTTCAGTTGTTCAGGGTCATCTGCATCAGCAAGGTGGAGTTGAGTACACAGCCAACAACAGGCACAGGATCTTCGGATGCCAGACTGGGTGCGGTGTCAACGACCGATCATTGCACTTCGAATACGGAAGGAAGTACAACGCCAAGAGCGTGCTAGGATGCGCGGTAGTCGTGGATGGTCATACCGCATACTTTGAACCAATGCCTGAGAAGCTTGCAAAGGATCTGAAATGAAGACGAATGACCTCGTTGCTGTGACTTTTCTCGATCACGTTGAGTCACCAAAGGTTTCCAAGGCAGAGAAGTTCACTGTGTTCGGGAGAGTCATTCAAGTGACAGCACGATCCGTCATCGTTGGTGCTTGGTGTTACGCCAACAAGCGAAGGAAGTGCGATCACAACACAACCACTTACACAATCCTCCGGTCCTGCATCGAAAAGGTTGACATCCTCGTCCCAAAGGAAGACTAGGGCTTACGAAGCCCCCTCCGCAGTTCAACTGGATAGAGCTTTCTGTCCTCGACTTCTGGGTCGTGCTGTGTTTTCGTTTCGCGAAACTGGGTTGCTATGACAGACCGGATGGTTCCGTTTTTTTCGATCCATTTGCTTCGATAAACTCGCGAAGCCCACAGGCGCTCGGGATGAGCAGGGTGCCTTTCGTAATGCCCTTTGTATTCAAGATGCTTCAGGAGCATGGCTCTTTCGAGAGGCGCAAACTTCTGGATTGCTTTTTCTACCCTCTTGTCCCAGTCTTTCTTGCCTTCGTCAGTCTTTACAATGCTCCCATCAAGCATGTAATAACCTTGGCAGACGAATGATTTTCTGTGGGAAGACCAGTCCCAAAAGATAAGCTGTACGAACGTAGGTCTTCCAACTTCGTCGTGCATGTGATTCAGTTCGATCATGTCAAACCGATCTTGCAGGGTAAATGGCTGCGATCCGGTTCCTAGCGTAACCCAAAGCAAAAGCGCAACCATAACACGATCTCCTTATCGCGGTCGTTTTTTTCTGAGCCTGTTCCGTGGCCTTTTCTTCTTCCCATCGAGGAATGATGCAAGCTGCTTCTGTCTGTAGTATCTGGGAAGATAGGATAAGTCGCAAACAGTCTTCCCATTTGGACGGTGATCGCTAACCCTCACCTTGAGTCTTCGGTTCCCCTTCTTCGCGTAAATGTACCTGCTGAGACTCTTGTTGCTCCTGCTTTGGGAAACAGACCACCCCCGTCTTCTGAAAGTATCCACAACCGAACGTACAACCCTTGCAATCGACTGTGCGTCTGTCATTCCATTTGATCTCTGCGTAGTTTGATTCAAACTTATCCCTGTTCACTGGTCGCGGCGAGTCACCCTTTCCGTTCACCATCCCCTCCGTGATATAAGCAGCAAACCTGTAATAATGCACATTACCCCAATAATAAGCGTCCATACTTCAGGCATCACGAACCTCCTCCTGCTTGTTCGATGATGGCCCTCTCAAGGAGATGAACCCTCTGCTTCAGGTTCGCCATCTCTTTCTGTTGATCTAACCAATCGAACCAGTCAATCAGCACCAGAGATGTCCCGCCGTCTTCTCGAAATACAACGACATCCACATGCTCTGTTGGCTTTAGGAACTTGGCGATTGACTTGCGCCGCTTCGCTTGAACCTTCTGGCCGTTGATGAGGCAGTCAACTTCTTCGTGAAGCCCCATCGAACGACCATCTGATCCCCAAGCGCGTTTGGCTTCCAAGCCAGATTCCTCTGCCTGCTTCACCAACTCGCGCTCGTACCCGTTCCCCTTGCGCTTGCTTGCGCTTCCACCCATCAGTCTTCTCCCCGTAATGGAATCACGTCGATGTTCACGCTCACAGCAACCTCCATAGGAAACTCCAAGTGAGGTAGCTCCATGTCGCGAACGAAGATTGTCAGTCTCCTTGGCAGCTTCTTTGCCGATGACTTCTCGTATTCATACCGAGCCAGCAATCTCGCTGCTTCACTCATGGTCACGTTACCACATGAGTGCCATCTTTCCGACCCTTGAATCTTGGCCTGCCTATCAACGACTCCTACTTTGTCCAGATGTGCTGCGGTCACTTCGCTTCCTCCATGTGTGTGTCTGCTAGTTCTTTGACTGATTTCCATGCACGGTCTGCACGCTCGACAGCATTCGTGACTTCTTCTTTGGTTGTGGCAAGAGAGACTTGCCTGAGAGAATCTTCCAGTCGACGCTGAGCGTTGCGCATGTTGATACCACCTATCATCGCATCAATTACGCTGTCCTCAACCTTAACCCCGAGCCTTTCAAAAGATTGCTTCATTTTGCGAATGTCAGCAGGGTCACGAGACTTAACTGCCCGTAATCCATTGGCAACAAGCTGATGCTGGACACCATCTGGATCAATGCTCTCAATGACCTTCTCGCGATCTCCGGTTTGAGCAAGAGCCATCCCCAGTGCGATAAGTTCCAAGTGTGACAGCTTAGCCTCACGAATCTCTTTCAGTGTTCTCATTATCATCAACTCCTATGTAGTAAGAAACTTGCTTCTTGAGCTGGAGGGCGTGAAGACAACCCCCCTTACCCCCCACGGCTTACTGCCGCAGTGGTAAGGTGGATCTTGCTTCCGTCACCATCGGACGTTCGCCGGTTCTCCCCCTCCGGTCCCCGGAACCTGAAATGAATCAGGCCAACACGCGATCAATTTGAAGCCCTCGCGTCACACAGGCTGTAAGAGGGGCAGCAGGAGTCGAACCTGCTCGCCTGACCGTCACCCCTAAACCGTTGCTAGAACGGTGCGTCTTCGTCGCCCAGAGATGCAGAGGATGCACTGGAGAACGACTGCTGCTGATCCTTGGGGTTAAACGACAAACTCAGAAACTTCCCCGTCCCATCTTTGCGTTCTTTTATCCACCCCGAGATCCAGAACTCCTTGTTGTCGATCTCGCAGCTCCCCTTGTAATCCGGGTGCGTCTCCTTTTCCTTGCGGTCGTTCTTGGAGATTATCCCGCTCATGTTGTTGTCGTAGGTTCCTGCCATTTTTGTGCTTCTCCTTACAGAGTTGTTGAAAACGATTCTCGTACGCGATTCTGCAATCGTGCATGTATTTCTTGTCCAGCGTGTGCGGAAGCTTGTGCAGCTTGTGGATGCGCATCACCTGACCGAGGAACTTGAGCATGTCCAACGATGTCGCCATTCGCAGCGACTCGATGAAAATATCACGGTTGAACTCGGCCAGATTGCCGCAGGACATATTGATTGGCTTGGTCATCTGCACCCCTTTGGTCTGAATTTCGGGTACACCTGCCTGACTGGCCGGTGCCACGATGGATGCCCCTGAACAGGAAGCCCAATCGACTTGGCTACCGGAACGATGTCTTTCTCGTTGGCCTCAGCAACAGCAGTCCTGTATGCCTGCTTAACTGAGTGGCCGACTCTGTATCCGGCGTACAGCCGACCGCGAAGGATGTCATCAAATGTCTTGGCTGGCTTGTGCTTGACGATGCGGCCTTTCTTGACCATTACCGTCCCATCAAGCTGCCGTACCTTACGCACGGACATCTTGTGCTTCCAGCCACAGTTCGGGCATTCGGCTCCATGGGTACGATAGCTATCGCACTTTGGGCAGCAGATTGGCTCGTCGGAAGCGTCTGCCTTCTGAGACTGTAGCTTTTCCTTCCGCTTGGTGTGGACGCTACGGTTCGTGTCACCGAGTTCCCAGTCCTGCTCCTGATTCGGCAAACCATGGCGGTCAATGTTGCCACCGTGGTCGATGAGCACGACATGATCGAGATCCGCATGGTATCGCAGCACACGTCCAGCCGATTGCAGGTAAGTGCTTCGCCCGCCCATACTGCAAGCAAGAATACAGCAGTAGACATGCGGAAGGTCAATCGCCTCACGCAGCACAAACCTATTCCATATCACCTGAATATCGCCGTTGCGGCTACCCTCAAACACTGCTTCCCGGGAAGACGAGTCGCTCATGTACTCCACGTCCTCGATAACTCCCGAGCTATTCCGTGTTGCGATTGCCACACGTTCACCATCGACATGCGCCGAAGTGACTCCATTGGCTACAAACTTCTCATGGAAGTACCGGCTTTCTTTCACGCCGGGAGCAAAGCCAATCGTTGACAGCCCTTCCGGGTTGAGTCGCTGCCAATTCTCGAACACAGTGCCGAAGATACGCTTCGGTTCATTGAGTTTGATGTTTACCTGCTGGCTGAACTCGCCGGATTGATTGGTCTTGAGACGATCAAGGTCCGGCCTGTCCGGGCCGTAGCACATGACCGGCAAGTGTGCTTTACATTCGAGAAGCTGCTTGAACGTAGCCTTGCACACCAGCTTGTCGTACAAGCCGCCCATATTCACGGCAGTCGCAGTGAACCCGAGCAGGTACGATCCAGAGTCGACATGCTTGCCAAACACCTTGACTGCCTGATCGCCGGTCTGCTGGTGAGCCTCGTCAACGATCACCAAATCCGAAAACGGAAAAGGATGCCGGTAATCACCGAGCCTCGCAGCCACGGTTTGCAGTTGGCATATCTGCAACGGAGCAGTCATGTCGGCCTCTGACCCAAACTCCGAAGCGACGACCCCTGCCGGAATACCAGCACGAGCCGCCGAGTCCATGATCTGCTTGGTGTTTGACCTCCTGCATGAGTAAATGGCAACTCGCTTACCCTTCTCGATAGCAGACTTTGCCAGTTCAAACATGATCGCTGTCTTTCCTGCACCGCATGGCAGGCATACACCGATTCGCTTGATCCCCTGAGATGCGAGACTTCTCGTCTCAGTGAGAGTATCTTCCTGATGCTTCCACAGTTTCACTTGATTGCCTCCACCGCTTTCCGGATCTTCCCGACCGATGCCGAAAGCTGCTGGCTCAAACCG